ATGAATGAGTTAAGTAAACGCAGGTCCAAACGCAGAAGTATCACTCTGGTCAAGCGACTTGACTAACAAATTTATATGAACCACGACTAATTGTGCGTAAGCAATAGCGTGACTCTTTTTAAAGCTATAGCCATCAGCTTCCTTATCCCAGATGGTCTTATTTACTTCTTTCCATGATTTACCAATCATATGTTTCTTAGCAGGACGAATCAATGCTAAAAACATAGCAAGTCTAGGAATACTATTCACTGGTTCAGGCATCTTACGTAACGACTGATAATGATTACCCAGGTGAATTAGTCTCTCAACAAACGTTTTATCACTTAATTTAGACCAATCAGGTTCAACCATCATCTCGGTCAAATGTTCTTCACTATTAATTTGCTCATACACGTGAACGTTCAACAAATCTAACTTAAAGTAGCCCCTATTTTCAGCCTCAGTATAATCAATAGCAGCCATGTCATATATTGGATCATATGGAACATCTGTGATGTATATGCCGGTATTGTGTCTACGTATTGGTTTAACGTTACGCATTGCCGCAGGAGTATGTTTAATAAGAGACAATAATTTATCTCTATCACCAAAGTCAATGTCAATGTCTGAATCTATTCTCATTTCGGGGGTGCTACCAATTCTGCTTTGATTAATTTCATATATGCTTTTTGTACGACAATAGATTGACGTTCAGCATCTTCTACTGCTTTGTGACTTGTGCTATGCCCGCCATCTTTTAATTTTACTCCGGCAATCTCATACAATGTACGTGTATCTCTAATTGACCAAAAAGGCCAGGGAATAGGATTAGGCTGGTCTGATGTTTGCCGCCAAGCATCTTCCATTACTACACAGTCAAAGCTAGCACCATTACTCCAAACAGCACGACGGTTCCAACAAAACTTATAAAGTATCTCCATGCACTCTTTAAAAGGCATGCGACCATTATCTCCCATAGCTTCTTCAAGTGCTTCAGGACTTTGCTCACTCCACCAACGCAATGTATCTTCGTTGATACTTCTATTGTAAATCTCTGTTTGATCCTCAATAGTGGGTCGCAATTCTAGTCGTTCAACCACTCCTGAACCCTTAGGGTCAAAGCGTACCGCGCCGATAGTTAGTATCACGCAGTTTGGGGTTGTATCTAAACTCTCAATGTCAATCATTATATCATTTGCCATCTTTATTCCTTATTTTACAATTATACACTAAGTGCATAATGTGTGTAAATTTTTTCGGACATAACAACTTTATCCGGAGTATACCACCATGTATTACAATAATTTGCTTCGCCATAATGCCGGTGAAGCCATCGTACTGCCGGCGGTACGTTTTTGGTAAGAGCGTAGAAAGTTCGTTCTTCCCAACCATAATTTCCATCGGGAACTGTCTTCTTTAGTTTTGTAAAGTATACTGGTTCTACATCTTCAATTTCCTGATAAGGTGAGAATGTTCCGTTTATTCCTTGAGTAATTGCCATACATATCTCTTTTCTATTGATTCTTTGAACTTCTCAGCATCACTTTGCTTCTCAAACACTGCTCCAAATATATTGTATTGTTTATATAGGTAATGTGAATATTCATCCGTAATAGCAGTTAAGTATGCAGTATCATCTATCCATAATACCGAAGCATCTGCTTCAAAATAATTATCTAGTGTTACACCTAATCCAACACGTTGGCATTTAACCTCAGTGAATACAAACTTCAATATGTCAAATGACATATTATCTAGATTGTTTGATCTCTGAAAAGTAGGCCAGGTAACTGACCAAGTATTGTCACACAAATCGTTTAGTATAAAAGGGCTGTTCATTGGAATTTCAATAAAAATATTAGGTACTTCTTTTCGTCCATAATCTTGTACCCGTCAGTAATGTTGCCATCAACTATGTTCATCTTGATGCCATATTTTGCTTCTATGTAATCTTCAAAATCATATGCATCAAAGCTAGTAGTATCTGCCATATACTCTTTGCGAATCACTTTCAATGCTGCCCAATAGTCCCAGCGTTTCTTGCGTTGTTCTATGTTAGGATCATCGTCATCAAAATCTTGAAAAGGTCTAATTGTCGCCTTAAGGACAAAGGGTTTGATGGTCATGTTGAAAACTTAATCGTAAAGAACGTAGCAAGCTTTTCATCTTCTAGTGTGAGATACCATTCTTGATGTACCATACCTGGCAACCATTCTCTTTTAACTAACCAACCTTGCCCACCGATGCTATTATGTAAATAATGCATTCGTGGACCCACATTCTTAGCGAGCCATTGTTCTTCTTCGCTAGTAAGTCTATTATTGCGTAAAGCTATTTTGGTCGCCATATGTTAACAAATCAAATAGTGTTGCGTATTGTGTTTCTGGTTCCATATGAAACCCAGTGCCCCATACGACCCAAACTTTACGCTTGTATGCTTTAGTCCAAAACAAAGGAGTGTCAGATATACTTCGTCTAGGCCATATAACAAATGTTTCCATCCATGGATAGCAATCTGCTCCGTCAGTAATAATTGTGTAATCCATCTTTTTCTTCTTGTATCCATGCATATCAATATTCCAGCCTAGACTGCGGCCCCAATTTATAACCATCGCAGACTAAACCATTCGGCATCTTGTGATTTTTCAAATACATATGTTTTACTACGCTTCATATGTTTGCCGCTACAATTTTCTTCAATCCATGAATCAATGTCAATCGCATGATACCTATCCTTAAACCTACTTAAGTTTACTATAGTCCATCCAGCAGAAACCATCATGTCTGATATAAGCTCCCAGTCAATTTCTTCTGCTAGAATCTTGCTCATTCGTTCTTCTAATTCCAATTCTAACTTATGTTTAGGCTTGGTGTGTTTTTCTAAAGTCACTGATACATTAAACTGAACCATGTTGCTAACTCCTCTTTGTAAAAGATAAACTCTGTGTGTTTTGGAATATCACCGATCATACTATCCCATTTACTTTGATGAAACGCAAAATCAAAATCAACTCCTTGAACATAACCATTGTCTCTTAGTTTTTGTACTAAGTCTAAAGCTTCACTAGCATTTTTGTTAGTTAGTGTTACTTTGGTCATGTATATTCTTTTATAGTAATGTCTTGCAATATCTCTCCTGCAAATGCATACTTGAATGCTAAGTAAGCGTCCTTCAATTCAAATTGAATAATGTCATATGGATTTTTCTCTACTGCATTCCATATAACATGAAATCTACTAAAAGGTCCTTTGCTAGGATATTCTGCTGCCCACAGGTACATCTCAGTAGATACCCTATCAACTTTATATCTATAGGTGAAAAACGGTTTATTGTTTCCACCTTCACTATGAAAGTATTCCATCAGTCCCACCGTAACAAGAATAATGTTAAGTCTTCATCATTACACAAGAATATTTCACCTTGCTCTGTAATGTTATCTAACCAACGAGTTCGTTCAATTGCTTCTTGATATCCTGCAGGCCCTAATGCTTCAATGCACCAGGTACGAATCTCATTGCCATCAACTTCACCTTTGCCCTTCCAGGATACAGTGTGAATGTTTCGCTTACTACCATAATAGTGTTCTGTTTTGTGAGTGAATGGTGAAGTCATGACCACCTCAACATAAACCACTCATAGTCTTTTGCATCACTAAATCTAAATGTTCTGTCAACATTAAAGTACCATCGTGTCCATGCGTCAGTATATTTAGGTTCGGGGCCAAATTGTTTCACGCACCAGTTGAACGCTGCCTGTCCGTCTCTAGGCAGTTTTGCTTCATACCACTTAGCACGACTGAACTTATACTTGTGTTCTGACTTCATAGGTAATACAATTTCTTTGCAAAGATTATTTTGGAACCAAGTATTTAGAGTACTCTTGCCAGTCTGCTGGACAGCACTATAATACAAAGTCATTTGACCCTTTTTGAATCCACCCTCCTTCAGCCGGTCCCAGAGTGCTTGTTGGTACGGCAAAGGTTCTATACCTTCAGTTACGTTTTTAACAATCATTTCATCAACTTTATAATCATTAGAATCTCAATTTAAACCATACGCAGTCTCGCTCGTATCTGAATTTTACACTAATAGTCAATACTTGTCTAGTCCAACGGCAATGTCTCTCAGGGTTATCTATATTTTTGTACAGCCATAGTACTACTTCTTTATGTACTAAATCTAGTTCAGTCTGATTATGGGTAACAATGTCGTGTATATGCCAAAAAGGATGGTCATCATCCCAGCCCCTAGTCCAATCATAGTATTCTTTGTGCAATTTTAGTTCCACAGTTCATTGTATAACTCAGGTACATAATCTTTTATGTTTTTATTTCTATATCTATCCGATTGTTCAATAAAATGTTTACCCGTCTCAATGATAGCATTGTCTAGTATCGGTTCATTTAACATTTCAATAGCATAGTCAATTGAGTTGTGAAACTCAATAGGCACCTGTTGTTTAATGTTCACTAACTTATCAATACCCTGTGTTCTATATTGTATAGTAGTGATTCTCATACTAGTGTACATCGGGTACGTAATCTTGTTTAATGCAATTCCATAGCTCATGGGTAAGCTATACTCAACTAGCAACTTATGCCAAAATGTATACACTTCGTCTAAGTGAATACAATTGAATACGCTAGGTGTTAGACTTAGCCCTATTGATACTTTGTCTTTGCTGGCCCAGTCTAAAAACTTTCTAAGGTTTGACTCTACTTTAGTCCATTTAATGGGGTAGCGTATGTAATCGTTCTTCTCACCGTATGCATCCAGTGATATGTTCAAGTCAATGTTACGGAAGTTACTCCACACTTCAAGTAAACTATCGTCTATGCCTGTCAAGTTAGTAACGTATCCTAAGTCTATATCAGCACTTCTACCCTCTGCTATCAAACGATGCAAGTATGCTAGATGGTTGTTGTTTATTGTTGGCTCTCCGCCCAAGAAAGTAATCTTCTTAAGATTAGTAAAATCATTTACTAATTCATCAACTAGTACAGGGTTATCTAAAATAGAATCATTATTATTAGTTATGCCCTTCATGTTCCATATAGTCTTCCATTCATCTTGCCACAGACTACTAGACCCTGGATTACATGTCATGCATTTACTGTTACATTTATTACCCACAGAAACATGCAGTGAATACACATCAGATGGTTTAATAACATCATCCCGAGTATCTTCTAATCCTCTGTTACTTCTATATGTATTGAACACCGTACGTAATGAGTCTGTGTCCGTCAGTTCGGCTTTTTTACACGTATTGCATTCAGAAGGCCATATCCCTGCCTTTAATTGACTACGAACACGAATTAAATTTATATGGTTTAATTTGTCGGCTAAGGACTTAACATTCTTTTCTTCTGCTACATATCCATATGCAGTGGCACAGCAAGGAGTTAATCTGCCACTGGATGTAGCATTCATTCCAGTATGAACTAGTGAACAAAATATCGGAGTCATTAATACCCTGCAAGGTCAAGTATCTCTTTTACTTGCTTCACGTTTTCAGGCTCACGATTGAACTTTATCTTCCATTGCTCGGGATTGATGTAATCAATGATGAGAGCAACTTGAGGGTCATTTAATCCATCTAAGAACTTTTTACCACTGTTGCTATGATACAGAATCCACGGGCTTAACTTGCCAGTGGTAATACTATAGCAAATTCTATTAGTGTTACCATAGCGCAGTACGTCTTTGCTCAATATGTTTGATGCTTCTGCTAGAGTAAGAGTAGTCTCTACACTTCTAGCAATTGCGTCTAACGGATCTTCTGTTTTAAGATATTCAATAAGATACTTTGTGTATGTACTATCAGCACACCAGGTGTCAATCTTAATTTGATTCTTTAATAACCAATCAGTATACCGACTGATGTTAATAGCATTGATACCCACGCAGTGTGTTCCAAACTTAACAAATGCAGTATAGTAAGCACTCTTAATGAATTCTTCATACGTGCGATTTTTTGTGCTTGTGCTGTTCTTTTTATAAAACTGTAACCAAGATTGAAATCCTATGCGGTTTCCGGCTCTGTCTTTTTCAAGCCATCTATGCTTGTACTCACATATGTGTTTTGTAACAGTAGACTCACGTGCAAACGTTCGGCCACAGAACTCACAACCATAGTGAGGTACATTAGTTTCCAAAGTCTTTTTCGTATTGCTTGATTTCTTCATCGGTGACCAGTTGACTCAGTAAGTCTATATCGGCAATTTTCATTGACGGGAATTTGTTTGCGAGATACATTTTTCTTTTATGTTCCTCTACGTATGCATCAGCAAGTTCTTTCAAGTCACTATCATTTACATTAGAAGGATAGATTTTCTTAAAGTACTCTTTAATTTCAGATGCTTTTGCGTGTTCTTTTAACAGACTAACTTTTTCTTTAATCTGAGGGAGCCATGGATGAAATTGTTTTCCTTTGCCCGGGCTTGATGCACATAACATTAACCATTGAAGCTTGGGATGCTTAGATACATACTCGTTAAAGAAGTATTTGTTTGCGTTAACATCGGTGCTCATCACATAGTATGCTGAAAGGGCACTTGAGCCTTTAAGATAACTCATGTACTTTATCATCATAAATGCAACAAATTTACGCTGTTGTTCTTCGCTCAATGAATCAAACCATGCATAGTCTTTTCTGTCTAACGCATTAAGTGCATCAAACAACGGGAAGTCTTGCTTCTCTATTTTTTCATCAGCAGGGGTTGTTGCTTTTTTAGTTGCCATTAGAATGCCTGTGAATAATCTACAATCTCGCAGTTGCGACTAATTTCTTTTACAAAGTAAACACAGCGTGGTTTAGGACCATCATCAATAGGCACACACAAAAATTGCCCGTTCTTTAAGCGAGGAGCGTACCATGTAACATCGTGATAAATGTCTACTATTTCAATGGGCAAGAAACTTGGGCTAAAACTAGTCAATGGATTGAACTCAAATGAATTGAACCCTCTATCATTGATGCTAGTAAGAGGTAATGTCTCTAAGTCGCCGTGTTCTTTTTCACCAATAAGTATCTGCCAGTCTACCGGCATCTTGATAGTTGCATCACCTATCTTCAACACTAATGCCGGAGCACTAAATGATTCTAAAAAAATTAACGGAATATAATGATAATCTACGTTTTGCGGGTTACTATTGTCTAGTATTGCAAAGCGGAGGTCATCTATTTCTTCCGGTAATGTTTCTAAGTTGTAAAATTCGTTGTCTAGGGTTAATATACGCATAATGTATTATATCATTTATATTTCAATTTTTCAACTGAAAACGGGTATGACGCATCTTTGTAAAATGCTTTCCGCTGAGTTAAATGCCTTTTGGCAAACTTACATGATGAGGTTATATCCCATATCATGACGTGGTCTTTATCTTCTGCCTTACGAATGCCACGACCTATTGATTGAATAACTCTTACGAAACTCTTACCCGGTTCTAATAGCATCACATTAAAGATACGAGGAATGTTAATACCAACTGCCGCCACACCATATGTGGCAATGATAATCTTGTTAGTAGCAGTAGCAATGTCATCATAGTGTTCAGTTCTAGTTGTACCTTTAGTACCACCTGATACGAATACCACATTCTCTTCCGGCACACCTAGTTCTTCTAGTTTCAAATGCAATAGTTGTCCTGCTTCAATCCTGTCTACAAGTATCAATGTGTTACCAGTGTCCTTAACGGTATTTGCTAACTCAGCAATCTTTTGCATTCTTTTATCATCACTGGTCAAGAATTTAAGTTCACTTTGATAGTTAGTAAACTCCATCTCATCCTGTAATTGAACAATGTTAACATGACACTGTGATAATACACCCATCTCTTGTAACGTGCTTGCTGATAGTTGATTAATGACAGGACCTAAACTAACAGTGAGTGACATTGATTCTGCTTTTGCTTTAGGTATCGTTCCAGTCAATCCCCATCTTAACGGAATTTGACTCATTACTCCGGTGAGTAATGTCTTCAATACATCAGCTTTAGCTTGATGAACTTCGTCAACAATAACACATACCACCCCTTCAATGAAGTCTTGAAAAGGTACTTCTGCCTCATCGGCTTTAGTCTTCTTCATCATGTTACCTAGACTTTGCCAAGTACAAATTGTATGTGTTCTATCATACTCTTTTCTGCCACCGTAGTACACGCCAACATCAAGTCCTAAGTTGATATAGTCTTTCTCTGTTTGTGTGACTAAGCTAGTATTTGGTACGATAACAATTGTTCTACCATAACTTTCTACGCAATATGATAATGCGGCAGTGATTAGTGTCTTACCCGCGCCAGTAGCAATCTCTTGTAATGCCTGCGGATTCTTTAGATAGTTATTGATAATTTCAATTTGATAGTCACGTAATATAATAGACTGTCCCTCCATTGGATGACCTTTAGGCCATGTCTTGTGCTTAAATGTATCCTCATTTACTTCAGTGAAACTAAAGGTTGTGGAGTATTCTCTGGTATCTTCTAATTCAATATCATACCCTACCCTATCCAATACAGGAAGAATCTCTGGTAACAAGTTTACATACGTGCTACCACCTAGACTGAAATAGCTTGTTTTACCATTCCATCTGCCTAATCGGACACTTGGTAAATATCTTGCACCCGGAACATCAAACTCAAACATTTTCATCAATGCTTTACGCTCTGCTAGTTCAAGACCTTCTATTTTGACGTTAACCTCGTCACGGATTATTAATTTACATTGTCTCATTTTATATCTATGGGTTCAGAATTTACCATTGTAATTACTTTGGCAATTCTCTTTGGCTCAACATCAATGTTTCCTGTTCGTGTGAAACGAACTATAACAGGGAAGTTGAATTGTGTAACGTCAGCCGGCTTGTCTCTGTATGTGACAACAGAATGTAGAAGGTGCTTATTATTTAACTCTGTAATTATACTCTTGATGATTCTTGAAAGACTATTTCCACCTGACAGGTAAACATAGTCACAACCTAATTCCTTCAACCAAACTACTAATTTAGGAATATTAGATATTTCAACTAGTGGATCATACGTTGCCGCAAACACTTCTGAATCAGAATGCAATAACGAAGGATGTACTTTTACTCCGTAGTTGGCCAACCTAGCTAACGTTGATGTGTTCGTGTTCAATTTAAAATCAGCAAGTACGTCTGCTAGATGCTGATTAATTGCCGCGACCATTAACTGACCACTAATAGATACTAGTGTAGGATCCCAACACATACTATCTTTATATTCAGATATAGAATCTAACAGCCGTGTTGTTTCTTCACAGTGATTGACTACGCTAAAATACTTAGGAGCCATTACTACTATAAATTTCAATGCGCTAGTACTATAGTCACCTTCATATCGTTTTAATTCTATGTTCCATGTCAATAGTCCGGGCGAATGATTTTTGAAATCCGTTATGAATTGTTTATTATATGGTGATCTAAAATAGATTTTACCGTGCTCAACTATAATAAATGCATCAGTATATGAATGTGTGCTTTCTAGTACTTCTACATTCCAAGGTAATAATGTTAACTTCTCAGCATACATTTCTTGTTTCGCCAATTGACGTTCGTATTTTAAAATAATCGTGTTCAATAGTTTAGCTTGATTGCTAGTAATATAGTTTTTTGTTTTTGCGATACTCTGCAAGTTTGTTATGAACCGAAGGTCACTACGGCTTATTCTAAGTACGCCGCTTATCATGAAATATAAAATATCTTCTTTTGACTTTAAATCTGCCATTCATATATTATAACTGATTCTTGTATACAAAAGCAAATTAATAGGCAAAAAAAGGGGACCGAAGTCCCCGAAAGAAAGAGCCCATGAAAAACTATTATCGGAGAGGACTTATTGACGTTGCCTCTACGCACACTGCAGGGGTTAACCTTTAATACCTACCAAATGAACCTGGTTTGCCTAAATTAGGGTTCTCACAGCGAGAGCCCTTACCAAATTCGTCAAGTACTTGACGGGCTTGTCCGTGTTGATCGATCACAAATCGGTAACCATCAATACAGCGAATTTCCGTCATACCATTTACACCATAGCTGATTGTGTTTCCAGCGGATGTCCCGAACACTGCTCCGGCAACAACCAATCCTAGAATCATCACCATAACAACTGCAATCATCTTTTCAATGAGAGTAAAACCCTTTTGCATATCAAGCACCTTTCATGCAAGTTGCTTTAGCAAGTTCGCGCCAGTTGCCAGAAATCTTAACCAAGTCTGCAACTTTCAAACACATACGCAAGGACACTTCACGCAATTTGTTATGATTGTCCCAGATGAACGACATAATTTCGTCTGTCTGTTCTTGTGTAAAATCATAATCTTTGAACAGACCACCATCAGCATCGCGGTGAACTTGCTTGATACGCAACATTTTGTCACGCTCAGTATCAACTGTCAGGTCCAGAAAGTGACAACGAGACTGCAAAGCATCCAAGTGAGGTTGCATCTTAGAAGCCTTTTTGTTATCGAAAGTCTTGTTAGTAATGAAAATGATAGAACCGTTAAAGTTAAACGAGTTAGGGATACCTTCTTCACGCAAGATACGTGAATCTTTGTTCCAAGAGATACGGCGAGTCTTACCTGAATCCAACGCACCTTTCAGTACGTTGATAGCGTCTTGATCTTCCCAGATATCACAGTCATCAAAAACGAGAACGTTTTTAGCATCACTAAATTTGTACAACTTAGCGAACAAGCCGATACCTGACATAGCACCTTTGACAATCTCAAAACGTGCTTTCTTACCTGCAACTTGATCGAACAAGCTTGCTTTTTCCATTTGCAATGACACACCGTGTGACTTACCGATACCTGCAGGACCTGTAACAATCATAGCACGAATGTCACCTGCAATACATGCCTTAGACATTTCATCAAGTACACCGAAACGAGTAGCAATACGGTCCATTGCTTCTGTTTCAGATTCCTCAGTCACATGCTTTGCTTCAACTGTAGGCATGCCTGACAAGAATTCAATACATTCTTTGTTGTCAATTTGAACACGGACCTCGTCAGGGCGACCCGGGAATTGACCTTCATTTTTTACTGTAACGAAACCACCTTTAGAGCCTAACTGATAACCTTTAACCAGTTGAAAGACTTCACCTTTCACAGGTGAGTTACGATAAGAACCAGAAGTGATGCGAACGATGCTAGACATTTGTTTCCTTTATTTCAGTGTCAATACAAGTATTGTAGCACAATACCCATTTATTGTCAAATTTAAGATACCTTTGAATCCATCATTTCAGACAGAATAAACTTGGCTACGTTCATTTGTTTACGAACGTATTCAATTGAACGAGGACCAGTGCCCATTGCCATCATTTCTTGACAGTCACTCATGATACCCATCACGACCATTTCCAGACCAGAACACTTAGCGGTAATACTTTCCATGTACTGTTCGCGGATTTCTTGTTCAGACATACCGTAACATTTAGTTTCAAATTCAGTCATTTCGTGCTCCTTTAATCAATCTATACATGTATTATAGACCCAAACCCATTTATTGTCAACCTTTATTTGCCTAGGAATTTCTTAATTCCATCCTTCCAAGCAGGGTCTGCGAACGGTTCATGTGATGGGACCTCGGATGTTATAGAAGTATAATTACTGTGGTCTGGGTCATCAGCGCACAAAGCAAATCTGCGACCATACGGGTCGTTTTTTGAAGTCAATTGCAGAATTTTGTTTCTGTTCTCTGGGTTAGCATCTTTATATACCCGATTTGGATAAACACAATGTACGCTGTGGCTGATAACTGCATCTACTTTCATATTTAGGTATTGAGCTATGATCCCACCCTCACTATGACCGGTGACAACAATTTTATTGAAGCCGTTTAATCGTAACCATTTAATATGTCTCTCAAGTTCTTTTATTCGTGCTGGCCAGCGTGTTTCAGGATTAGCGTTAAATAATACCTTATTATCACTGGTGAGTATGCAACCAGGAGATGCATCTTTTCTCCTGTGAAAATCGGTCATGATAAAGTGCATACCGAGACTAGAATAGAATTGCCTAACAACATGGTCTGCACTGTAGACCCCACCGCACCCATGTAAGTGAATTACAACAGGTAGAGATTTGTCAGCCTTCTCTGCAAATGATTCGGGGCCAGAGGGTAAGGATAGAAAAAATCTACCGTAAACATAAAAAGTAGACCTGAGTGGGGCAGTGTCAATCACCTCAGGTGACATGTCGTATGTTTCTTTTCCTTGTGTGAAATAATTTGAATAACACAATGTCGGAATAGTAATCAACAAAATTGAAAGAATTTTTTTCATAACAGTCCTTAGGTTTTACTTAACCAAAATGTTGAAAATCATGTTTTGCAATTCTGCGACCTCGTCACGAGGGACGTAGAAGTCGGTCAGTGGGTCGTAGTACTCACCCTCTTTTGGATCATAATACAGAACCTGACCATTGGGGTAGTGAAACGGACCCTCAAGACCCTTGCGAGGACCGAACTCTTTGTTGTGCTTGAAAACGATGTAAGACATAAAGACCCCTTTCAACTGAATAAGAGTCTATTGTACGCCCAAACTGATTTATTGTCAAGTTATGAAAATGAATACTTTTCTACTACAAAGTATTGATTGTTATCACGGTATTTCATTTTATAATTACCAGATAATGTTATTGGATTTTTGCATTGATTATCCAATAATGAAATTAAAGGATTATCATGTGTTAATGAGAAAGTAACCAAGTTATTAGTTTCATCACTAAACCAATATTCTTTTCTTTTTGAATATTTTTTACCAACACTAAATGTCTTTTTAAGTGAGAGATTTTTTGTTTGTTTATATGATTTATCTGTGATAATCTTATTATGCTCAGAAACTAAATCATCAAAATCTACGTCATAGTTATAAAATTCAGGTAAACGATATGCTAACGGTACCATATTGTCTTTAAACATTTTACCATTAGTATGAATAAACGAATTCATATCTTCTCGGAATTGCGAAAGTCTTACATCTTTCAATTTCCACATCATTATTTTTTTACTATAATAATCACGAATCTCATTTGCCTTTTGCCGGTCATCTGTAGTTACGTGATTGAATAACTCTTTATCTAATAATGTAGAAATAGGTGTATATGTGCCGCCACTATTATGTGTATCACGTAATCGTTTCCAAGCGGCGCTTAGTGCCAACAAATCTTCGTCAATTTCAAGAATCTCATACTTTTTAACATGTTCACCGTGAGTGACACCCAATAAACCGTGCAGAGTAAGATTTCCAGTAAGATTTCCTAAGGAAGTATTCCACGGTGCCACATTTCCCTGAGACTTAACCTGCCCTGAAATATTAAAAGGATTATTATGAGAAAGTGAAATGTTTTGTAAGTTTTGTAAATTAAGATTAGCCAATTGAAATGTCCTCCATTCCTGCAGTGCGTAAACGCACGATATGTCCCATCTGCCATTGTTTGGCTTCAAGACCCTTCATTATACCTAACCATTTGTTTCTAAGTAATGCGACTTCGTTGACCAAAACTTCAAAGTCAATAACTTCATCTTCACCATCAACATACTTTTCAGCATCACGGCTAGTTAGTGCTCTATTATACGCCTCTAGGTATTTTTGAAAATACTTTCGGCGAATTTTCCTTAATTGAATATTAAGATAGTTGAGCACCGCTTCAATCTCTTGTAGTTGATTAAAACGATGCTCAGTGATGCCCGGTATAGCGGCAATGTTCTTTTCAACATTACCGTATACCTTTACATCTTTTTTTGCGTCAACAAGTTCAGCTTCATAGTGTGTAATAAAATCGGGTATTACAGCTAAATCTACCGTGATTCGTGTATACCAATTCATTTATCACCATTCGTCTTCATCAGACTCTGTATCATCTTCATATTCTTCATATTCTTCTTCAACTTGGTCTGTGTACTCTTTTAAAGCAATAGTTACTTCTTTGTATCCTCTGAATGCTTCTTTAATGTCAGTAGCTTCATAATCATTGTCAATCAATAAATTAACTAGTGAATCTGCCGCATCACTCCTATCATTCAAATCAATATGGGAACTTAATGCTTCCCATACTTCAGCCACAAAATCTAAACTCATACTGTATCCTCCTCCTCAGTGTTAGATACAGTACTTAGCATAGGTTTAGATTTTTCGGCGTATTCAGCCATAACTTTGTCAAGACAACCATCAACGTTTGCTTCCCAGCCTTTACGAAACTTCTTAATGATTTCACCATCAAGTGTTGTATAAACTAAACTGTTGCCTTCTTTCTTAACAAGTTCTTGTTTTTCAATCATGTCTAACATGCCTGAGTATGGACTCATGCCTGTTTCATAAGGAATTTTAACTTGAACAGATTCAAAAGGTTTAGCATAACGTGTCTTCATGATTTTACATGCCGCACGAATACCACGCACATCACTAATCTTATTACCGTCTTCGTCTTCTTTGAGTTTTAGTTTCTTCATTGCAACTAGAATACTAGATGCGTAAACGAAACCTTGACCACCTGAAATTTTATCATCAGGGTCAAACATGTCTTGACTAGCATAAGTGTGATTAGTAGCAACCATACCGATGCCTAAGTTACCAAACATGTTAACACAGTTACGAACAAGTGCGGCAAGTGCTTTAGGCTTACGACCCATGTCACCCTTCATGTCACCTGCTTCAAACTGATTAACGTCTGTTGGTGTTAGCAACATACCTAAACTATCAACAACGAACAAGACCTTAGGACGATCTTCTTCTGATAATGCTTTATATTCTTTTACGAATTCACTAATTGTTTTAGCAACGTCATCAATCATTGCCATGTTAAGTTTCAGCAATTTGTCATCAGCAGTTGAAACACCTAAAGCATGTAGCCATGCTTCATCTAATGCGTTTTCACTATCAATCAAGACAACGTAAATGCCTTGCTCTTGTGCATGACGCACTAAGTTACCTGAACAGATGAAACTCTTACCCGAGCCTGATTCACCTGCAAATACAGTAACCTTACCTAGTGGTACGCCTTTGTTAAAGTCTCCGCTGATAAGATAGTTTAGTGCATAGTTGCCGGTTGAGATCCAATCAGTAGGATCGTTAAAGCCGATACTCAATCCTTCAATAGACTTAGTGATAGACTTTCTAAATTTACTTACGTCAAATGGTTTAGCCAATTTATTCTCCTATTATTTTTGTATAGCATTTGTGTACATTCTATCAGAGAACGATACTTTGTCAAGGTATTCTGGAGAGTTATCGGCAATACGTTCTAATTCGTATTCGCTAGGATAATGTCTCAATACACCTCTTGCTCTGTCTCTGACCAATGCAGGTACCCTGGGAGTTTTACCCGGGTCGCATAATTCTTCCAACAGTTTTTTACCTTGCTTCAGGGCACGGTAACGTTCGTCTGGTAGTGTCATATTATTCTCCTTATTATTAAAGGGGCCGAAGCCCCTTTAATTACTTCGCTTGTCTAGCACGAATCATCGCTAGGATGTCTTGTGCTTTGTCGCTTGATGGAGTTGATGTAGGTAGCGTAACTGGTTGAGTAGCTTGTGCAGGTTCATCTTCCCAAGGTGCAGTAGAAGCTTCTGCTACGGGTGCTGTCGCGGGTGCTCTAGTTTCAGTAGTAGCAGTAGGTTTAGCCGCTGTTGCGCCTGCAGGTGCATCAACACCCCATGGTCTGTAGTATGCGCCCCAACGCTCAGTGTCGTAGGGTTGACCATCAACTGATGCGTCAAACATTTCTTTGATGATACGCAATTCTGCTTCGCCGGGACGCTTTGGTAAGAAGTCAGCAAGGTTATACAAACCATGTGATTCAATTGCTGTTTGCTCTGCTTCTGTCAACGGAGACTCTTTACGTGCCCAGTTACTAGTTGAGTAATCTGCGTAACCACCTTTACTTGTTTTCTTGATATTCAAATCAAGACCACGTTGATAGTCAGTTGGCAATTCTTCCATTTCAGGATCCATCAAACTTGCTTTGATGATTGTGAAAATTTGCGGACTGATAATGAATCTGCGAATAGGATTCGCAGGTGTACCATCGTCACCGATGGGGTTTTGACGAACAAAACCTTGGAACAAGTAACTACGCTTCTTCCAGTATTTGTTTGCTAGTTCTTTCAATGTTTCATCTTTGTACCAAGGGCGAACCTCAGTCAAGATTGGGCACTGTGCTTTTGGATCATACATTTCTACACAAGGTACTTGAACCTCAACACGCTTTGCGTTAGGGTCACCTTTGATACCATTGAATGGAAGCTTGATGATTTGACGTTCAACCCAGAAGTAAGGGTTCTTACTATCTGCGTCTGGCAATAGACGTAGTGAGGCTGTAGTGCCTTCGTCCATGTTCCAGTGAGGGTAGATTGAATTGTCTGATTGTTTCGGTGTATTACCGGTTGACTTGTTTTCCTGTGCCGCGATACGAGCACGAATTTCTGCTAATGATGCCATGATATTTTTCCTTATAAAATTGAGATGGTCTCGTTTAATATTCGTCACTACCTATTAGTGACTAACACAAGTGTAAGTATAGCAAATGCTTTCACTCATGTCAATAGTATTTATGCCAGATGTGGTAAACCTCACCTTTTAAGTGAGGTTTATTTACCCTTTATCTGTTAATGATTCTTAGCATAGCAGCCAAGTCATCATGACCTTCTTTGACTTTTTCTTTTTCTTTTTGTCTTTGGTCTAGTTCTTTACCGTATGCTTGTACTTTCTTACGGAAATCCTTTTCCTGTTCAGGAGTAGTTTCTCCTTTGGAACTTGATTTACGAGCATCGTATTCACCGGTATCTACTTCAGTAACAACAGCTTGGTCATCAGTGTTGATAAAGTTTTCACCAACTAGATTACCGATCTTTGCAGGACCACCAGTTGGACCCCATTGACCTGCACGTTTCTGGTCAGCATCTAATTCCTCGTCAACCTTCTCAACGTCACTGTGAGCCATGCTTGGTTTACCGTTTTCTGGGTTACGAACACCAGCACGTTTCTTCAAGTCTCTTAACAAGTCTTCGTCACTGCCGTGACCTAATGTGTCTAATGCTTTTTGACCAACGTCTTTAATCTTGTCTATGATACCTTCATCAATACCACCTAGACCCATTTCAACTTGTTTGATCCAACCACTTACATCGCTTGAACCAATTTCGTCAACGTCACCTACAAAATCAGCAACATCACCGATTGCGTTAGAGACTTTCTCTGGACCATACTTAGATAACAAATCTAAACGTTGCATTAAAATTCTACGTAGAATAGCACTAGCAACAGGACTATCAACATCATCAGAACCATCTAGCATTCCTTCTTCTACA